AGGTCTATGAGCCGTGTGGCTTCTGCGAGAGCCTTCGGCTTGTCTGCCGATGAAGCATTATCCCACGCGTCCGTTCCCACGCGCTGCGCAAGGTAGGCGTCAGCGTAGGTCTCGTCCGCGTAGGGTACGATCGGAACATAGGCCATCATCATTCTCCTTCGGTTTCCGGTTCCTCAGTCTCCAGGAGACGCAGTCGCCTTGCGATCTCTTCTCGATCTTCGAGCGGCTCCGTCTCGTAGAAGGCGCGGAAGTCCTCTGTGCCATCCCCAAAGCGTGCGGGCCGAATCGTTCCTCGCTTTCCTATGTTACACCTCCTCCGCGAACAGGTAGATGAATTCTCCGCGACGCTCTGTGCCCGTGATCCGGAATTGTGTTCTCATGCGGATTAGCTGTTCCTGTTCCCTACCTCCCCACGGGTCCACCCCGCTGAAGTCAATAGAAGATCGTGTCTTGAACTCCACCACAACCCGCCCGCGGCCCCCTGTTGGCGGGCTCGTAAATCCTCGCGCAACGCTTTTCAACCGCGATGCCGATGACGTAGACTTTAGAGTGAATGTCTTGCTGCTCAACAGCTCCCTTATTTCAGCTTCCCGAAGATCCATGCCACGATAGACGATCCCACCACGAGAGGGCGCTCGGTTCCAAGCAGCATGCAGCGTATTCATACTGCCTCTAACGTCCTTACCTTTGACAACTCCGATCTCTCTAAGACGCACTCTCCGCACAAAGTCATTATCGTCGTCTGCCCATCTACTGAACGCGCCCGTCTCGTCCGAACTAAGTCCCTGCTTCCATCTCCTGTATTCCTTCTTGTAGACTGCGGAACTTCCTCGATCCGCATATGACTTGATAGGCGTAGGTTTTGCTGCCGGAGCCTCAGTTACAGGAGCCGCCTTTGGTTTATCCCAGGGCTGCTTCTTCGCTAACGCCGCGTCTGCTTTGCGGATGGATGCTGGGGAAGGAATGGCCTTCACTCCCATAGCACGTGCGGTCTTCGCGAGCGCCTTGTTCCCAGGATGCAGCCCAGCGACGCGGCGGATTATCTCCTGGTCTGTACGCACGCGCAGCGACGGGTCCACAATGTCGTCGAATCCTATGAGCTTCCTGCGGAACAAGCTGTTCTTCAATTGGCTCCCCGTCATTCTCAAGGTAACATCCGACGGCTGCCGACGCGCCCATTGCTCCGGCGTAGTGGTGCCTTTGACGAGGATAGGTCGTGCCTTTCCTGTCTTAGTGTACTGGCGCGCACGTCGTGGTGTCTCATCGAGAAGGCTCTGTACTGCGGGATCCTTGAAGACAGGCACGAGGATAGAGCGGCAGTTCCAATGCGCTGGCGGTCCTGGAGTCTTCGAGCCTAGAGGCCAGAATTGTCCGTGCAGCATGAAGCACACTTGGCTTGTCCGGTCATCGAGCGTGGCTTCCCAAGCGTACCCGGCAAGGACATCAGCGTTGGCGTCGTAGACGGATTTCTGCGCCTCGTTGTACATCGCATTCACATTAGTGCGTGCTATCCGCTCCCCAGCGGCGACGCTAATATCCATGGCATCGGAAAGTCTGCGGCCAGTCTCCTGTACGGATTCTCCGCTCATCACTGCATTCACGAGGACGTTGCGCATGTTCTGCGTGGTCCCCGCACGCACGCCATTGAACATAGCGTCAGGCGCCACGCCTAGCACAGGATGCTCGACGGCTGAGAATGCAGCTTCGGGGAATGCTTGGCCGAAGGAGCCCTGCATTGACGCCCGAACGTCACCGGGCAAGCGCCCCGCAGCGAACTCGATGTCCGCCACTCCCTGCGTCCAGGCTTCCTTGCGCATGGACAGGACTTCGGACGACGCCCAGTCAGCACGCTGTGCCATGAGTGCATCAATGCCGGCGACTGTCTGGTTTGCGCGCGCGACTGCCGCAGCAGAATCAATATACTCCCCAGCCTCACGGAATGTAGTCATATTTCGCTCGATCAGGCCGAGAGCCTGTTTCTTGACGTCCTTCATCACACGCGCCATCTCGCGAGCGCGTCTACCCTCAACCCTACGCAGCTTCTCGTGCCGCGTAAAGAGCCGCGAGATGAAGGTATCCGGTTTACGCTTCTTAGCCACGCCATCTCCCCAGCTTGACGCTCTCGTGGAAACCGCACGTCCCGACCATGCACTTGACCGCTGGCCGGACCACACCGTCTGTGTCAATGGCGTGCCGACTGAGACTGTTGATGAAGCCACAATACAGACAGCAGATGCGAGCAGTCTTCTTGCCGCGCACGACTGACGGCGTCCACGTGCCTTTGACTGCGCTCTTGACATTACTCCAGTCACCTCTAGGTATGCTCCTCACTAGTCCTCGTCTCCACCATCTCCGCCGGAAGAGGCCCCATCCCCCGCTGACGGAGCCCCTTCCCGGCCTCCCAGCATAGCGGACACGTCCGCAGACGCATCCGCCCGCACCTTCTCTGCCTCATCGTCCCCGTACCCGCGCAGTTCTGCAGCCGTGCCGCGCGAGAGTATCTTGACCACCACGTCCTTCTGGATGACCGCAGCCCGTTCCTTGTCGTCATCGAGGAATGCGCCTTCCTCGATCTCCTTGAGCACCGCTGCTATCTGATCGGGATCCGTGATGCCCTTCAGCAAGATCTCCGCGATTCTCTTGTCTATTATCTGCTGGAATGTAGCAGAGCGAACAGTGCTGTGCAGCGTCCGTAGCTGGGAGGCAGCTTCTCGGCGTTCCGAAGGCGTCGCGATGCTGTAGCTTTCTGGATACTTGACCTCTATCTCGACGCCTTCCTCGCCGGACATCATATGCCAATACTTCGCCACCTCACGCTCGCCTGTCTCGAGAGCTTGGCCTATGTACGCCAGACCGGCTTCTTCACCTATGCGGTCCGCTTCCTTGCTCTTGCCAGACTGCTCTACGGCCCTTACGCTAAGGCTAACGAGCGCGAGGTCCACGAGGATGCGGATCTCCTTCGCTATGCTCTCTTGCTTCTGCATGGACACTGTAAGGTTCTGTGTCTCCGGAGCTATGAAGCCGGGACGATCCATGCCTTCTGCGTAGCCGATGCCCTTCCCAATGCCAGTGCGTCGCTGCGTGCTGTTACGGCCAGTGCCTGGATCCGCACCAGCCAACGGATCCTCGACGTCCGCGTTCTCGTCAGCCTTGCGCCGCTTTGTGCCGCGCGGTCGGATGCTGCCCGTCTTCTTGGGCTGCATCTCCGTGTAGAGCGGGAAGTTGCCACGCCACACGAAGTCCATGTCCGTAGAGGCTAGGTTGAGAAGCGCTATCTGGTGGTCAGCGATCTCCGCCATGATGGAGGCGACCAGTGAGAATTCGACTACTGGAATATGGTCGATCTCGAGGAATTGGCATTGATTCCCGTTGTCGTCCTTGAGCAGCTTACCTTCCTCGTCCAATGTCTGGATCAGTACACCCGGCCCTGTGAAGTCCATTCCACATTCGCCACTAAAGGCTTCTCCATGTTCCAGATAACGCATGAAACGATAGATGGTCTGAGTTTCAACGACAAGACCAGTGTTCGGGTCTTCGACGTCCTTGCTGAGGCGAATGAGAATGGCCTTGAAGCCGTTCTCGACCTCTCTGTAGGACCACGAAAGCACGTCCTCTGCGTCTACAGTGTAAATGTAGGGCGCCCCGAGATCCTCGGCCTTTGTGGAGCCCTCCTTTGTAGGAGGAGCGTCTACGATCACGAAGCGCTTCCCCTGCACTAGCAGGAGCGGCGTAATGTCCAGAGCTACGAACGTGGTCATGCTGCTCTTGAAACCATCCACGTCTGTTGCCATCGCTTGCTCATACTCCCTGCTTCCCCTGCGGACCACGTCTGGGAGGCGAACTGCCAGACCGTTCCTGATGATGTTGATGACTGCGCGTGCATGCCCGGGTATGTAGGTGATCTTCTTGCGGTTGGAGAAGTCGTCTATGTCCTCGCGCTTGCTGTAGGGATACAGGTATGCTTCGCGGAAGCTATCGGAGCCTTCGTAGCAAAGGCGCCACTTTGTCCACAGCGCGGATTCCTGCACGTAGAGGGGATGCCGCGCGTCCACGATAGTTGCTTCCTTCTTGGCTGTGTTAGCTGTTGCCATTAGAAGGTCCTTCCTCAGGATCAAACCGGCGGTTGATGGACGTGAAGTTCACGCCCCACTGCTTACCATCAAAAATCACGCGTGGAAGTATGCCAACACGCCTTCCTAGTACGACCGCAATCACAGCCACGTCCGCGAACGCTATGGGTTCATGCTCCGACGGACCAACGTGTCCGCTGAGGACTTCGCCGACCACGAACTGCGTGAGATGGTAAGGACCAAGCCTTCGCTCCAGGATAACGCAGATATCTGCTTCCATTTTGCCGATGGCCTGCGGAACCTGACAGTGAGAAGCGAGCGTGCCCCATGCTTGCCGCTCCCACGCAGCAAACCATTCCTGCACCTTAGCCCGGGCAGCAGTCTTCTGCTCTGGCGTCAGCGCTTTGAGGACTTGAACCGGTTCCGCCACTGCTTCCACTTTGGCGTCTCCCATCCGTTGGCTTCGTAGGCTGCGAAGATCCCTACGGCCAAACCCGCAAGGACTCCGATGAAGTACCCTACCAGCACGCCCATTCCATTCGCTCCCTAGCGAACGCGATGGCCTTCTATGATAGTGACACGCTCAGTATGGGAGACGGGCGTCTGCTGGAGAAGGTCCAGCTTACCCGGGACGGCCATCTCCTGATGCGCTTCTACGTCCGAGTCCGCAGGCATCGTGAACTCGAACTGTTCCTCGATGATGCGCCGCACTACCATCCTGAACTCTCCCACGACACGCCCCTTCCATTCCTACGCTGGCTGCTCAGGTGCCCTTCGCCCCACCTACGCCCCCGCCGCAAGGACACCCGAGGAGCCAGTGAAGAATCACCCTTTGCGGTTCTTGCCCTTGCCTCGACCACCGCCCTTGCCGAAGCCCGGACCACCGCTCTTGCAGCCGCCGGCGTTCTTGTTTCTGCGACCACCACCAGCACGACCTCGACCACGACCAGAGCCGTCCTTCGCTCCGTAAGCCATGAGTCACCTTCCCTTTCTATGCTCTAGCGGAGCCTTGAAACCATCCCAGGATATGCCAGCCTGTTGACAATGCTCCTTGGCCTGACGCCTTGTCAGTAGCTGACGCGCTGTAAGACGCGCGACCAGTGCGTTTGCGTTCTTGAGTTCTTCCTGGATCTGAACGAGATCCGTGAGAAACCGTAGCGCGCGGCTGTCAAGATGTATGCCTTCACTCATTAGAATGGGTTCTCCACATCTCCACGGCCTTCGGCTTCGGCCAACAGTTCAGCCGCCTTCCTTAGCGCCATCTCCAGGGCATCCGGCCCGTCATCGTGCGCGCCGTTCGGAAAGTCCATGAGATGCTCGATGAGAAGACGCACGCCCGGGCTGCGGCGCTTGAACCTGATGCGGCGCCGCGAGATATAGGGCGAGAGCCTTCGAATACGTAGTGGCTTAGGTACGGATCCGGTTCCTATCCCAACGATAGGAATCAGTATCTTCTGTGAGACGGCAACGTTCTCGCATTCCGGTATGAGCAGCTCCTGGAACTGCGCGTCCTCAACGACTGCCACGTCTGCACGGAAGTTGCGCGTTAGTCCGATGAACTGCTGAACCATCCCTTGGATGGTACGGCGCTTGATGTCTGCGTCAACGTAGAGCGTTCCGTTCTCATCCACTCCGAGCATAACGATGGCCTGGTAGTCGCCGGGCTTGTCGCGCTTGCCCTTGCTCGGGTCGAGCGCGACCGTCGAACAAATGAGGTCCGGCCATTCGTCGAACCAAAGATCGTCACCTTCGAAGAGCTCCGGTTCCCATTCACATTTCGAGGGGTCGACGGGGTTGTTCTGCTTCTCGGACTCGAACGCCGTCTTCCCTTCTGTCGCGCGTAGGTACATGAGTTCATAGAGATCCTCGCGTTCAGGCCAAAGGACTTCGGCGTCCTTCTCCATCTCAGCCTTATTGGCGAGATAGAAGTCTCGAGCCTTACGGTCGGCGTCCTCGGTCGTTATCGTATTATCCTGGAGGATCTGCTCCCACTCATCCCACAAATCCATGCGCGTAGGCCATACCCTAATAGAGCGGAATGTGAGACGGCGCCAGCCGGGCATGGAAGCGCAGTGCGCCACGAGGCATTCGCGGTGGACTACCGTGCCCGCGATGATGATGTTCGTTGTCGGACCACCAGCCTTGAACACCCCCTTAGTAGCCCAGTCCCGCGTCGCTGTCCTACGCAGAGCCGAGAAGCTAGCCTCATCGCCCTCTGGATCGTCGATGATGATCAGCGTGGGCCTGGCTTCAAGCTTCCTACGCCCACGCACCTTCTGCCCTGTACCCAACGGCTCAATCCTCACACCGTTTCTGGTGAGGATGCCTTCGTTGTTCCACTCAGGCCCCTTGCCACACGCATGCGGGTAGACGTCTCGCAGGTTCTCGTTAGTCTCGAGCTCCCACTGTATGCCCTTCAAGTGTTTCACCGCTTGGCCGTATGTGTCTGCGAGGATGAGGATGTACTCCTCGCGCTTCTCACACACGGACCACAGTGGCAGAAGGAACGTAAGGAACGTGGACTTAGCGCTGTCGCGTGGCGCCTTCAATGCTACACGAACCCGGCGGTCGTACGACCAACGCAGCAGGTCCTTGCCTAGGCGCTTGTGGTGTCCACCCGGTGGAAGCGTGAAGTAATGCGGGAAGAAGCGCTGACCCCACTCTAGTAAGGTCCCACCGCGCTCCGCCTGACCGGCGAAGGCTTTGACCAGCGCGCCACGTAGGGCATATGCTACGTCAGCTTGCTCTAAGCCCAGCATCCTTCTCTCCTAGCTTCTCGGTGATCCGCGCAGTCAGCTTCTCTGAGAGTACAGCCGCACGCTTCATGCCGAGTTCCTCCAGGGCTACCTCGCCAACGATCTTCACGAGCTCGGATGTTAGCTTCTCCGATTCCTGGGCGACCATCTGCTGAACCTCTTCGATGACCACGTGATCCGGGATCTTCCCTTCCACGCGGCTGTAGATGTGCTCGAAGAAGCGATAGTCTCCTCGGCGTGCAGCCTGCACGGCAAGTGCCATGAGCTCATCAGCGTAAGTGACTGCAGGCTTTCCCTTCTCTTTCTCGCGCCCCTCGATTGGCATAGAGAGAATGCCACGAAGGCGTCCCGTGAGATTGATCGCACCTTTCGGGCGGCCCTTCAGATTGCCGGACTGCCCCGGTCTCCATGCATATCGCTTGAGATTCTCCGGTACGTTGCGAAGGAAAGATTCTTCACTCTGATCGAAGCGCGATGGTCTCCCCGGCCCCCGAGCTGGGAAAACCTCGCTGTTTCGTCGGTGATTAGGAATTCCTGGGAGATCAGGCGGGGGTGCCGGTTGGCGAGTAGCGCTTCGCTTTGCTCTCTTCGCCTTCGCTACGAGAGCGTCCTTCAGCCTTCGTTTATGGACCTTTTTCGAGGACAGATTGAGCTTAGACGTGCGGGGAGTATGCTTCCGGATTCGGCGCTTCGGTGCCATGCTACCCTTCTACCTATACTAACGACAGGGTAGCGGCATTGCTTTAGTGCCATTCCAATTATCCTTCAAAACGCCCACCTGATACGACCGCATATATCCATCCGTACGCCATGTCCTGCGTGGGTGCTACTTCCCTACCTTTTTCTTCCGAATTCTTCTCCGCTTCATAATCTTCCGTGTGACAGAACCATCATCTTCAATAGTATAGTTCGTCCAGACGCATTCTGTAGCCAGCGATGTCGTCTTCATGATGTGCCTTTTCCGGAACAGAGATCTCTTAACCTGCCATGATGCCTCTGGCTCTCCAAGATATGCCTTATACGTCTGTGTTGGATTTCCGCTAATCATCCAGAGGTGCGGCGCATCCACCAGGTATCTTACGAGACTTAGATGATCCACAGTATCGTGGTAGTAAACAGCATGTGCACCGAGATATGGAGGGTCCATATAGACGAAGTCCTCCTCACCCAGTTTCTCCAGGCCATATCGATTCCATTCTTTATCGGTGATCTTCGCATCCATGCCCTGGAGTATATGGCGCGCATCCAGAATACGGC